CTTTGGCGAACTTCTGCATGTGAATCAATCCCCTTTGCCGAGGAACCACGCAAGGGACTTGCCGGTGCCAGTAATGATATTCATATCAACGTTTCCGCTGATGCCGGCGACCTTGCCGGTGCTGGTGTACTGCCAGAGATCGCACTCGTAGTTCGGCTTGGTGGAACCGGCGAGGGTGCCGTCGTTCTTACCATACCGAGGAATCCAAGTGAAATCGAACAGGCCACGCAGGGTATCGTAGGCATAATCCTTGTAATGGTTATGGGCTACATAGCAGCCGACACGTTCCACGCCCAGAGCGCGCAGCTCCTTCACAAAAGCGGCAATGGCGTCGTTGGTGATCTTGCTTTCCTCGGCGTCGATCACGTAGAACAGGGGCTTGTACGCTGCAGCATACTTGACCATCTTCTGCGCTTCGTCCTTTGCCTTTGCCACATCACCGGCGTAGGAATAGCAGTACACGCCAAAGGGAATCTGCTGCCTGTTCATGGCCTCGGCGTAGCTGTCGAACTTAGTGTCGAGATCGGAGCCGCAGGAGCAGCGCGCGATCACCAGAGATACTTCGGACTTCAGCGCATCGAAATCAACGTTGCCCTGCCACTTGGAGATGTCGATGATGGCCTTCTCCTCAATGACGTCCGTGTTGTCGGTGGGTTCCTCTGCCTTGGCGGAGGTGTCATTCTTCCAGAAGATCATGGCTTCGTTCATGCACTTCTTGAACGCGGACAGCTTCTGCTTGCGCGGATGGGCGGTCTTGTTCGGGTCGTTGGCGTAGACGTAGGTACCATCGAAGCCGACGACGGTGATGAAGTGTCCGCCGCTGGTCCAGAAGCAATTGTCGCTATTGTTCATAGAGCAGACAGCCAGAGCGCCGTTCTGGATGGCGGCGGTCAGGGTGGATACGTTGCTGGTGCGCACGAAATCCTTGAACGCAGGCGCGAAGTGGCCGAAGCAGAACTTCATGAAATCACGCGAGGTGCCGGAGTTGTAGGTACGATAACCGTTTTCGAGTGCCAGGGCGCAAAGCTCCACAGGGGTCAGCTTGGGATCAACCCACTGGGCGCAGATCATGGCCATGGCGGTCGGGCCGCAGCCGGAATTGCCGATTGTCTGACTGTTGGTGTGCGTAGAATAGCGCTTGTTCTTCCAACGGGAATCCCACTGGACATAGTGCACACACTCGTTGATGATCTTGTCCACAGCCTCGGTGGTTTCCTCGACGGCGGAACCTTCGATCAGGGAACTCCACGTCTTGGGGCCGCAGATACCATCCGCTTTCAGGCCCTTGGCTTTCTGGTAGGCAGCGACGGCCTTCTTGGTCTTGGTGCCGTAGATGCCGTCCACTACCAGACCGCCGAGCAGGATCTGAATTGCACAGGTTGCGGCACTGGTCCTGTTCTTACCGGTGGAGCAGGTCGGAGCTTTATCGGTGATCTTAGCCCAGGTCAGAGGACCAACGATGCCGTCCGAGGACAGGCCATACCTACGCTGCCAAGTGCAGACAGCCGTAACCATCGTGGCAGAAAAAATGCCGTCCGCTTTCTTACGGGCGGCAAAACCAATGAGGTACTGCGCGACCTTGACCAGATCGCCAGTATGCTGATGCTTAATCGTATTCAACATCTGCCGGTTCCTCCGTTTCTTCAGGCTCAGGATCGTCCTCCACCTCGACCACGATAGGCTTGCCGTTTTCGTTCAGGGTGAGGATTTCATCTGCCATGTCATCCGGACGGGTGTCGCCCTCGCGTTCCAATTCGAGGGTAGGTTCGAGATCGGGATACTTCTCCATTGTCAGATCCTCCTTTTCTGAAATACAAAAAGCGCCGGCACGAAGCCGACGCTTTTTTACTATGGAAATCAATCAGCACCACTTTTCCATATCCTCACGGAACTGCTTCTCAGCATCCTCCAGCTTGTGGCCATCGGTTTCGATTCCGTGCTGTTCCAGAAGTGCAGACTGTTCATTGATGATCTCTAATGCCAGGCGAAGCATATCCTCGAGGCGCTCAATGACTCGCAGATGACTCATGGTAATCCCCCTTATTCAGCAGGCTTTTCAGGCCATTCTACATCGAAGGGGAAACCGGGCTGCGCAGGAATATCGCGCAGCTTCTGGCGGTAAACGGCCCAGCTGCCGACCAAGGCTTTACCGAGGTTCGACAGGAAGGAAAGCCACACCGTAAAAGTGTTTCCCTCCGGAACTTCGAGGCCGAGGCGGTCAAGGGCAACCTGAGCGTCGGTAGACGCCAGCAGCTCGTTTCGCTCCGCTCTGACCTTAGCAGCTGCTTCGGCAGTGCAAAGTTCCTTCGCCTTGCTGAGCCATGCTTCCATGTTGGATTCAATCCTCTTCTGCAAGGACGACGTCCACGGGCAGGTCATCGTCCAGGCGATTGCGGAGTACGCTGTTTCTTCGCCGCGCTCTACCGGCTGAATATCCGTATAGAATGTGATATTGGCCATCCCGTTCACTTCTTCCACAGTAAATACGGGAGGCATCTCCGACAATTCCGTTCTTGCTCGCATACGAAATTACTCCTTTCAAGAAATTCACGCTGACTTTGGCATTGACATAGTGCGACAGGAAGTATTCGCTGTCTGCATGCTCAAACCATCCGCAGAGGCTTACAAGGCCTGCTGCATCGACCAAGCGTACATATCCCTCTTGCTCCAAACGCTTTGCAATGCCGGTTGCAAGTCGTGACGCGTGAAGGAAAATGCCGCTGCGCGCTTCGGTATGGTCCTTGTAGAACCGATAGCCGCAGATGTCGATGGGAGCCGTGTGCGGCTCGACGATCTTTTTGCCGTTGGCGTCAATTTTCGTCGAGGCGATCAGCTTGATTTCCCAGCTGGCTTTGATCTCGATTTTCAGTTCTTCCCGGCAATACCGTATGATCTCGCGGACGGCCTTCTCCAGATCTCGCTTGCTCGTTCCGATCAGCAGCATATCATCCATGTACCGCAGGTAATGCCGGACGAAATTCGTCCGCTTGCCGCGGCGGGTTTTGTATAAATCCTGTACGATGTGATGATCAAGGGGCTGCAAATAGAAGTTGCCGTTCCACTGGCTCGGATAAGCACCGATGGGAATACCAGAGGGAACGGCTCGGATAAGGGTATGGAGAACAGAGAGGTACTTCTCGTCCTTGATGATTTTGCGGTATGCAGAAAAGAGGATGTCTTGATCTATGCTGGGGTAAAACTTCCGGATGTCCAGCTTGACGAAATACTTTGCCGTACTGTCATGCTGCACCCAACGCTCTACAGTTGCCCGTGCGCCGTCTATACCGCGCCCGGGAATGCTGCCGTAGGTGTGATCGTACATGCCGCGCATGATAAGCGGCCTGACGGTCTGTATGATCATCCAGTGAATCAGATGATCGGTTAAGGTCGGACAGTTGATGTCACGCCGCTTTCCTCGAGGGGGACACACCATCTTCTGCCGGAAGGCGTGATGGATCCAACCTTCTTCGAGAATCTGGATAAGGCGCTTCGCATGGGAGTTTACCTTCGACGGACACAGTTTCCCGGCATGATCGGGATTGTGGTCGTTGTATCCCAGTTTGCGACGGACGATCTGATCGGAACGCTTATTGATGGTTCCGTTCTCAATGGCGCTGATCGCATTTTCCATGGAAATCAGCTTTTCCCAAAGGCCACCGACACGTTTCATCTTTATTATCCTCACGGCGTTTCGACACTGCTACTAGGCCGTTCCAGTCGGATGAATTTCAGTTCCTGCGAACCTCGGAAAGGGATGTGCAAGATAGGATTCAGATTCCGGATGTCCGGCATGAGGTATCGCTTCAGCGGTCATGCCGGGACTGGTTGAGGGGTTAGCCCGCCGCCGTAATTCCAGTTGCCATTCGAGGGCGCGTTGTTCGCGTTGACGTAGCGGAAACCGGCATTCACACCGTTGTTCAGGTTGCCACCGCGACGCACGGCGCGCACCACGTTCGTGTTCACGAGGTTCGCGACTGAAAGCCAAACGGCTGAAAAAGCACATCACAATCCCGATGCCCACAGTATACAGTATTTCGATGGGAAAATCTTGAAATCGTTAGATTATATCGTATTCCGATAGAGGGAAAACGCAATTTTGGTCGGGCGCTTCGCGCCATATTGAGAAAGAGGATAAAGGGGGCTGCGGCCCCCTTCTCGGCTACGCCGATTCAACCCCCTACTGGGCAAAATAAAGCCCGCCGCCGTAAGACCAGTAGCCAGTGCCCGGCGAGTGGTT